AGAGATTATGCGTTTTTCTAATGTCCTCCATTGTGGGGATGGCTCACTTAATAAGCGAGTCTACATTTTAAGCTCTTGTAGTGTAGTGGTTATCACTATGGACTTTGAATCCATCAACCCTGGTTCGAATCCGGGCAGGAGCTCACACGCTTTAGTAGCTCAGTTGGTAGAGCGCGGCACTTGTAATGCCGAGGTCAGGGGTTCGATCCCTCTCTGAAGCACTCTCATTGCATCCCCTCGTACGGGTACTTGTGCACCCAGAGATTGCACACCCACTTTTCACCACTCTTCACAGGTTTGCCACCGTGCCATGCCTTTCCTGTGATGAGCTCGTAGTTGTCCAAGTTTTCAAACAATAGACAGTCCCCTTTTTTTAATCGATACTCTTTTTTCATGCGCGGAAACGCCGTCTCCCCACCTTCATACTCGTCATTTAACGCGATAATGAACGTGTACATACGGGGGTTTGTACCATCTTTAAACGCATCGTAATGGGGTTTATAAAATCCACCGGGGCGATAACGCAACACCTGCAACTGTTCACAGTTTTCAAGTGGGCGGTCTGTGTGTTTCAAACATTTTTTCATCAGTTTCCCAACGACTGGGTCATCTTTATGAAGCCACGCCGTCTCACTCTTTCTGATATGCGAGTTCACCTGATGGTTGCCACCGACGGTGGATGGTTTAAATCGCCCCTTAGCCTTATCTTTCAGGTATTCACACTCCTGGTCTGTGAGCACGTTTTCAATCACAACGGGGTGTTGATACCTGGGTAGCAGGAAGAATACTAAAAGTATCAGAGCCAGTACAAGAATCATTACTCTTACATTACACTTATATTTTTTCTATATGATATGGAGTGACACATCCATATCTCTTATGTATACTCGTGATGGTTTCGTTGGTGTAGTCTATCAAAGGTACCATCACCGCACGCACGTCTTCAACAGATTTACCTAAAACATATTGGCGCAACTCATCGGAACACGTGTCTAAGAACATTCTAAATATATGAGATACATCTACCGCCTTGTTGTGTTGCTTATCTTTCCTCTGCAACTCAATTTTAAAAGCATATTCATCAATTTCATTCAACATGTATTGAATACGTAAATACATATTATCCACAGGAGTCGTTGGCCAACGCCACCCCAACTCTGTCTCTATTCGTGTCAACGACATTCGCAGCTGTAACATGTCATACTGTTGTGCGTTATATCTCCTAAGTTCACCGTATGACGGGAGACCACCACATGGGATGTCTCCATTTTCCCTATTTAATGTGTTATGGCGCCTCTTAAACTCTATGTAATGTGGGTTGTGAATACGCCCTAGCTCAATGACCCCACTGCGCCAATCGAATGCCGTGTGACACGAAGGACACCACATTTGAGAACACCCAGATAACTTTTGTATAATCTCACCACACTTTGGACACGGTTTCGTATCCTTCTTCAAAAGGTCCATCGTCTTCACAGCCTCTGGGTCGCACACGTGTCCATCACCAACCAACTCATTACACGCTTCGCAAAAAGTGTGACGACATATCCCACAATACCACATGTCATCTAAAAAACCTTTACATTCCCCTGTCGGACACTTGCGTACGAACTGCCTGATACGATCACCACCAATCACATATCCTGCGCGCAACTCTTCATATTCGAGTAAAAAGTTTGTATACTCCCCATGCAGTTGCAAAAGGTCTGGGTGTCTCTCAAAATGTGAATCGTCTCGCACAGGTATTGGTATTCTGTACTGATTATACAGTTGTATCAGACGCGAACGAACGTCTTGTATGACGGTGCGAAGGTCGCGCATCTTCAATATTCGCTCCACATGGGGCTGGGTCTCTGGGAACAACGCCTTCTCCCTTTCAAAAAGAACGTTTTCTCTATGACGACGAAAGTCGGTGTTGCGAAATTTTTTCGTACACCACGTGTCCACAAACTGCCTGTCCCATCGCGCCTTACATCCCATACAGTGTGCATCTTCCACTGTAGATAAAAGATACGTCTGACAACATGTTCGACATGCACCTAAATCACAAAAAGAGCAGGAAACCTTTTTGTGATTTGTTTTATTAAATGTGTTGCAACACACATCACACGACATACTTACCTATTTATTGCCTAAAAACTTTAACTTTACCCAATCCCTATCCGACTTGAAAATCTTGGACAAACGCGGCTTTTTGTTTTTGAAAAAAATCATCAACACGTTGAGACGACGGAACAAACCAAGAGGGGGTTCACCCGCTCGTATGGCGCGGGACAACGCCCGGTGACGCGCAAACTTTGACATCTTACCAACATCCTTATATCCAAAATTAGACAGAGAAAAATTTTGACTTATCATTATTATTAATGTATTATTTTATCTAGGACGTTTTCGTTTTCGGCTTTTGACCTTCTCGGTTGTTTAGTGCTTTAGCACGGCTCATAATTGTTTTTACAGTTTGTATAGTTGTAGCCGTTGTAATTGCTTTCTTCAAATTATTCTTTTGTCCTAACAGGTATCCAAGTTCGTTAATACTTTCCCTCGCCTTTTTCTTAGCTACGCCCAGTTCATAGGCCCGTGCTTTTTTTTCCACGTTCGTATTTTTAGGAGCGGCAAAGGCACCTTGTGTGCTACGAAGTTGTCTAGACGCCGCCTTTAATTCACGACGCGTTCCCTTGCGTGTCAAAACGGGTGTTCCTTGGCGTTTAAAAGAAGTTTTAATAACAGAAGGTTGTTTTCTCGTTGTTTGACCCCTAGATCGTCTTCTCAAAGCCCGACCAAACAAGCTGGTGACTCCTCTGCCACTGTTTTTATACAATGGTGCGTTTACATATACGTTATTGTTGTTGTTAGTCGAACTTTTTTGTGCGTTTACATATACGTTATTGTTGTTGTTAGTCGAACTTTTTGGTGGGTTTTGAGATACGTTATCTGAAGATCGTCTTGCTAAAGCCCGACTAGCAGCTTGTCTAACCTGACTAGCAGCTTGTCTAACCTGACTAGCAGCTTGTCTAGCCCGACCCAAAATTCTGACTCCTCTGCCACTGCTGGTGCCACTGCTGGTGCCTCTGTTTCTGCCGCTGCTGGTGCCTCTGTTGCTGCCACTGCTGCTGCCACTGTTGTTGCCACTGTTGTTGCCACTGTTGTTGCCACTGCTGGTGCCTCTGTTGCTGCCACTGCTGCTGCCACTGTTGTTGCCACTGCTGCTGTTCGACTTCTCTTGAACTGGAATTCTCGTATTGTATTCGCGCCGTGCATTGGCAAGAATTGAGTTCACCTTGTCTTTAGTTGTAGATATTTTAAGTTCATTCAAAAACTTATTGACGACACTTTGATTTAATCGACCACCAGGTTGAAACTTGATGCTCATTTGCTTAATTGTTTTTTCGGCATTTTTCTTCGCTCTGGCAAAGACGCCAAAGACGCGTTCACCCCCGTATTTTTTATCAACCTCCGTCTGCACCATTTTTTTGAATTTGGGGTCTCGGAGTTTGTATGTATCATTCTTGGAGTTCAGTTGTTCCAGCACAGTTCTAATATCTTTAGAAGCCTGTTTATCGTTTATGCCATAGCGTTCTGCGAATTCCTTCTCGGTGGGCTTCAGGTACAAGTTGTTCATTTTAGACATCTTTTCTCCCTGTTCCAAGTACACCAGTTTAGTATTTACTCCCTCATTCTTCAACATGTTGAGTTGACGTTGAGCAGTCGCAAAGACTTTATTTGTCAACGTTTTGATTTTTCTGTCTTTCTTATACGCATCAATCCACACGTTATTGACACCCATCGCTTGCAACTTTTTCTTAATCAAAGCTTCTTGGAGTCTTGTGTCATCCAGCTTCAACGCACCCTTCACAAAGTTGCTGTTAAGCTTCTTCAGACCAAGTTTTTTAGCACTGTTCTGAATGTCCTTCGCCTTTTTCACCTGTGCCTTTGCCACATTGAGACTTTTCATATTGATGTTCATAAGACTATATTTCTTAGCTTCTTTGCTAAGTTTGGCAATCTCTTTATTATTTTTTTCCTTAATAGTTTTTGCTTGATTCATAACCTGTGTAGCAAGTTTAGTTCGTCTCGCCATCTCTTGTGCTGACAGAAATCTTAAGTTGTTGACACCTTCCAATTTTGCCAATTTTTTGCGTTCACTAAACATCTTTTTCATCTTTTTAATGGCATTGACATCACTCATATTTAATTTAGTTTTGCGAGAGTTCATCTTATACTCGTCAATCCACTCTTTTGTCAAACCGTGTCTCAAAAGGAGGGCTTCTGTAAGTTGTTCGTTATTGAAGTTCAACGCACCCTTCACAAAGTAGCTGTTCACCTCCACACCAAGTTTTTTAGCACTGTTCTGAATGTCCTTCGCCTTTTTCACCTGTTGCTCTGCTACATTGAGATTACTCACATTGATGTCCATAAGACCATATTTCTTAGCTTCCTTCTTAAGTTTTTGTTGCGTCTTTTCGAATTTTTTCTCAGACCCCTTTTCTCGTTGTTCATTAATTTTATTTTGTTTATAATAATTCAAAACTTTTTGTACATCATTTTTCGTGAGATTTCTACCTGAAACTTCTTTTTGATACCTCTTGATGACATTTTCGGGAACTTTCGTTTTTAAAAGAGCTTGTTTGACATTTTCAGATTTTAATTTCTTCATCAAATTTTGATTTTGAATGAGTTGTTGTGCAGTTACACCTTGATTCTTCATAAACTTTTCTACATTTACACTTTTAATATTTTGTTTAATGATTGCCAAATTTCTTTTTTCGGCTTCATTTTTTTCAACAGTGGCGCGGTTTTCTTCTTTTTGTTTACGAGCCACGGCGAGGTTGTTGTTAATTTTATCATCTGGATATTTCACAGGTTTCTTTAAAAAGTTGGACAACTCTTTCGCCTTGTTCGCAGCAGTCTTAAGACTGTTTTCATTCACAGTGTTGATATTTGTATCCGTCTTTTTGAAATGAGCATTCAAAAAGTTTTTAGAAATGTTATATTTTTGTAAAATGTTTCTTTGTTTACGAAGACGCGCTAAATTTGTATTCAACGCATTCACGTTTTCTGGGTATGCCACAGGTTGTCCAGAGAGCTCGGACAACTCCACCGCCTTGGCATAGAGGCTCTTAAGTTCGGTGTTATTTTCACTCAAGTTGTTAATGCTCTTACCAGTCTTGGCGCGGTAGTCATTCAAGAACGCCTTTGGAATATTCTTCACCAAAAGTCTCTCCTTTTTAGTGGTTTCAACATTCTTGAGACGTTTGTTGTAATCATCATTCGCGATGTAGGCGACCCGTTGTCTCGCGAACACACGCTTCTTACCAGCGAGGGCAGCTTCACTGGCTAACAGTTGCTTATCTTCAGCAACTTTCTTTTTGAATGCATTAAAATTGACTTGTTTCAAGTTGGTCAAGTTCTTCGCCTGCATATAGGATTTCAAGTAATCCATGTCAGCTCCACCTTGTTTCGCCACCAATGCAAAGTTCTTACCAGCCTTCAAAGCAGCTTCATACTCGGCCTTGTTTTCAGCAACGGCCATTGCCTTTTGCATTCTGTTGTTGTAGGTGTTTTTCGGTACATATTCAACACCCTTTACCGCGCGACGGAAGATGCCCTTCACCTGACTCATCTTAGACACAGGTCCAGCACGAACAGCTTCTTTCTCCTTCAAGTTTTTGTCCATCTTAAATTTATTAGCAAATTCAGCTGTATCGATGTTATCCACCGAGTTTGCCTTTGAAGCTTTCATATAACTGTTCAGGTATGCCATGGAAACACCATTCGCCTTTCTGTTTGCAACGAAACGTTGTTTCTTTGCAGATTCAAGTATGGCGTTGTACCGCGCTGGGTCAATGAATGACACATTCTTCTTACCAAGGAGTTTTGCAACTTCTCGGTCCTTGTTCGCTTTATTTTTCAGAGAATTCATGTTCACCTCACCTTGAACACGGTTTGAAAACAGCTTGACATACGAAAACGGAACACCCGCACCGTTAGCAAGTTGTTGTAATTTACGACGTTCGTCATTCATTTCAGCCTGTTGAGCATTTCGTTGTGCTTTGTTTTCAGCCTTTCGCGCTTCACGTTCAGCCTGTTGAGCATTTCGTTGTGCTTTGTTTTCAGCCTTTCGCGCTTCACGTTCAGCCTGTTGAGCATTTCGTTGTGCTTTGTTTTCAGCCCGTTTAACCTTACGCTCCTCATTACGTTTAAGTCTCTTCGCTTCACTTTCACCCTCTTCAGCTCGTCGCCTTTCAGCCGCGTTTGCTCGCAATTTTCTTCGCAATTCCTTAGCAGCTATTTCGGCATTATACCTAAATTTAGCTTCAGCCTCCTTAACTTTAAGTGCTCTCATTTTTTTATTTTCCAAATTCTTACGAGCACTTTCCTTTTGAGCTTCGGTCTTTGCTTGTTCCAACTCCTGTTCTGCCCTTCTGACTTCAATGTTTGCAAGCTTTGCCTGTTTTTTTGCCTCTACAGCGGCAGCAGCGGCATTGGCAGCGGCTTTCTTTTGATTATTACCACCATTGGCTCCACCACCGTTGCCACCGCGTCCACCATTGGCTCCACCGCCGTTGCCACCGCGTCCACCATTGGCTCCACCACCGTTGCCACCACGTCCACCCGGAGCACCCGGAGCACCCGGAGCACCAGGAGCACCAGGAGCACCCGGACCACCACCACGTCCACCACGTCCACCAGGACCACCCGGAGCACCTGGACCACCAGGACCACCAGGACCACCCGGAGCACCTGGACCACCCGGACCACCCGGACCTCCCGGAGCACCCGGACCACCACCGTTTCCGCCATTGGCTCTTCTTCCCTGGTTCACGGCATTTCCACTTTCATTAATATTTTCAAATGCGCTGTTGTTATTGCGTTTTCTCTTAGCACCACGTTTCTTAATTTGTTCGGTTTCAGCCTGTGCCTGCTCCTCTGCATTTCTTGCGTTAATAACCTGCTCTTCAGCTTTTTCAATCTCGTTTTGAAGTTCAACCCGTTCTTTCATAGTCGCAACACGTTGTGATAAATTTTTAAGTTTAGCTAACTCTTCCTCCAAACTTTTCACACGTGTACTATGTTGATTGAAAATTTGTTTCGCAAGTTTATTGAATTCATTTTCTTTATTCGCGCGAGCGGCAGTATTCAAGGACTTTGTCAACTCTCTGATTTTATTCGCGATTTTCTGTTCATCACGACGACGCTTGTTTCTGTTCAACATGCTCAACACCTGCAGCTTTGTAAGCGTGTTCTTGTTGGTATTAAGTTTCGGGCGAATATTGATGAGTGAGTTGTACACTTTATTCAACATTTCTCTGTTTCTTCCAGTGTACTTGTTCGCGATTTCTTGGTATTTCTTTTTAATGGCTTCTTTGTTGGCGCTCACATTAATAAACTCTTTGCGAATAGCAGACCTTTTTCGCAACATGTCGCTGGAATTCATATTCTTTAAAAGGTCAGCCTCAATCGTGTTC